ACGGGGAACCATTTGACATAGAAGGAGAAAGTAAATGAAAACACTGAGACTGCCTAGAAAGATACGGGTTGGCGCCCGATGGTACAGCGTGGACGTGGTCGAGTCCATGAAAAACAAAAGCGAAATGGGGCGTGTCTACTACGACAAACAGAAGATCGAGCTGGCTACACGAACGCACCACGGTGTGCCGTTCAGACTGTCGGCACTGGAGGAAACCTTCTGGCACGAGTTGACCCACGCCATTCTGCACAGTATGGGTGAGCATGCTTTGAACGATAGAGAATCGTTTGTGGAAGAGTTCAGTTGCCGCTTGGCATCAGCAATACGCACAGCGAGGTTTTGATATGGCACGCAGACAAAAGATGACTCATGCAGAGCATGTTGAACTAGCCCAGAAAATGTGTGCGGCGTACATCACTGTGCGCGATGCTTACGTCCAAGTGGCCAACAAGAACGGCGTCACAAGCCGTGAGACAAAACAGTTGTCCAAGTTGCTCAAGCACTTTGATTCCGCTCGGTCTGCGCTCGACAGCGCATACCACGCTGTTACTTCTAACGAAGAGTTTGCGCAGGTACGGCACGTTTACTACAACACGGACTCCACGCAATGAAGCCAGTCACTTGGTCGCACAGTTCCCTCAAGGATTACGAGGGATGCCCCCGCCGGTATCACGAAGTCAAGGTGCTGAAGAACTACCCATTCAAAGACACCGACGCTACGATCTACGGCAAGGAGTTGCATGAAGCTGCCGAGTTATACATCCGGGATGACAAGCCGCTGCCCAAGCAGTTTGACTTCGTCAAGGACACGCTCGATGCGCTCAAGGCAAAGCCCGGACGCAAGCTGTGTGAGCATGAGATGGGCGTTACCAAAGACCTCAAGCCGTGCGGGTTCAGTGACGCAGACGTATGGGTGCGCGGTATTGCTGACCTGTTGATTATCGACGACGAGAATCTGACCGCTCGTGTAGTTGACTACAAGTCTGGCAATAACAGGTACCCGGATCGGGATCAACTAAAGCTGATGGCGCTAATGGTGTTCGCACACTTCCCACATATCAGGCGGGTGTCAGGTGCGCTGTTGTTCGTGGTCAAGAATGACATAGCCAAAGCCAGCTACATGGTGGGCGAGGCCGAAGACTATTGGTGGGACTATCGTGAGCGTGTTGCTAGGATTGAACAAGCCCACGCAACCGGGGTATGGAACCCAAGATCGACACCGCTATGCGGCTGGTGTCCTGTTAAAACCTGTGAGTACAACACGAAGAGGAACTAAAAATGGCTACTAGAAATTGGAAACATGAGTACCAGCTTCAGAAGAAGCGTGGTGAAGACAAAGATCAGATCGAGCGCCAACGCGCACGGCGTTCATATGACAAGCAGGGTATTGACCGTGCGGGTAAGGACATCGACCACGTTGTGCCGATGCGCAAAGGCGGCAAGTCAACGCCGGGTAACACACGCTTGCGCGCTCGTTCAGCTAACAGAGGAGACAACAAATGAGCCTTGAAGACTGGCTGACAAAGCCGCTAAGCAACTGGAACACCGTTGACAGGGACTACACACCACCGCAAAATGTTTTGTTCTTGCGCAGGTTTTCTTTGGCGCGTGCTGGTGACAAGATCACAATCATTGCTGAAGATGGCGAAGGCGGGGTGTTTGACCTAGCTGAGTTTGAAGAAACCGTACGCAAGTTCTTCATAGAGAAATTCTAATAACAGGAGAAAGCAATTGGAAATCATTGACAACAAAGCCGTAGTGCTACGCACACGAAACCCGCACAAGTACAGCGTAATCCCCAAGCACAAGGTGCTGGATAAAGAAGGCGACACATACAAGATCGCCGTGTACTTCGGGCTGGATGAGATGCGCGTGTTGCGCAATCTAGGCGTAAAGGATGCGCCGTCACCGATACAACATCGGTACAACTGGCCCGGACGGTACAAGCCTATGGAGCACCAGACGGACACCGCATCGTTCCTGACAATGAACAAGAAAGCCTTTGTCTTCAACGACCCCGGTACTGGCAAAACCCTGTCAGCGCTATGGGCGGCTGACTATCTGATGAGCCAAGGGCTTATTCGGCGTGTGCTTGTACTGTGTCCATTGTCGATTATGCAATCTGCATGGATGAGCGATCTCAACAACTCAATCATTCATCGTTCAGCCATCGTAGCGCACCACACACAAGCCGCCAAACGCATCGAGATGATTCAGTCGGACTACGAGTTTGTCATTTGCAACTATGAAGGACTCAACCTGATTGCCGACGAGATAAACAATGATGGGCGCTTTGACCTTGTTATCGTGGACGAGGCAAACGCATACAAGACAGTAACAACTAAACGGTGGAAGACGCTCAAGTCGATTATCAAGCCAGAGACGTACCTGTGGATGATGACCGGGACACCAGCATCACAGTCGCCAGCAGATGCGTATGGGCTTGCAAAGCTGGTCAACCCTGCGGGTGTGCCCAAATTCTTCACGTCGTGGCGTGAGCAGGTCATGTATAAGATGACCATGTTTAAGTGGGCACCGAAGGCAGATGCCAAGGGGCAGGTGTTCAACGCGCTGCAACCAGCAATCCGGTATACCAAAGAACAGTGTTTGGACTTGCCCCCGGTAATGACGCTGACACGCGAAGTGCCGCTGACCCCACAGCAGAACAAGTACTACAACCTGCTCAAAGAACGGATGCTGATCAACGCGGCTGGGGAAACCATTACCGCTGTCAATGCCGCTGCTGGGTTGAGTAAGCTGTTGCAGATCAGTTGTGGCGCTGCCTACACCGACGACAAGGAGGTTGTCGAATTCGATGCTGCCCCCCGTTTGGGAGTGTTGGAAGAGATTCTGGAAGAGACTGAGCGCAAGGTCATTATCTTTGCCATGTTCCGCTCCAGCATTGACGCTATCCATGCCCACTTGATCAAGCGGGGGTTTACTTCCGAGGTTATCCACGGCGGAGTAAGCGCTGGCAAACGTAGCGACATCATTCAACGATTCCAAACACAACCGAATCCCCGTCTACTCGTGATGCAACCGCAAGCCACGGCACACGGGATTACCCTAACTGCCGCCGATACCGTTGTCTTCTATGGCCCACTAATGTCTGTAGAGCAATATGTACAGGCAATCGCCCGCGCTGACCGTAAGGGGCAGAACAGCGATAAGGTGACGGTTGTCCATATACAGAGTTCTCCGGTGGAGCGCAAGATGTTTAGAGCGCTGGAAGCCAAGGTCACTGACAATGACCTGCTGACAGCCATGTTTGAGGCTGAAATAAATTCTTGAAAGGAGGTATTGCGTTGAGTCTGTTTTTGTGTAGAATGTCTAACTCTTGACAACTAAATAAGGAGAAAGCCAATGTCAGATGAAGAAGTACCGCTTGACCGACTGATAGCTATTCACGGTAGAATCAAGACGCGCATAAGCGAGCTTGATGCCGAGGTTGCTAAGCTGGAAGAGCAACGCACAGAAGTGCGGTTAGCAATCAAGGATCGGATGAAGTCTCTAGGGCTGACTTCGATCAACACTTCCCTAGGGCGTGTGTCGATGACGTACAAGACGCGATACAGCACCGATGACTGGGACTCGTTCAGGAAATTTATTCTTGAGCACCAAGTACCTGAGTTGTTGGAGCAACGTATCAGTCAAGGAAACATTGCCACATTCCTTGAGGAAAATCCGGGCATAGTGCCCCCCGGTCTGAATTCATTTTCAGACTTTGAACTTCGTGTAACACCTGTAAGAAAGTAACGCACCATGAGTAACATAACGCTTTTTTCGTCTTCTAATGTCCCTGCATTTGCTCGTAACAACGAGTTGTCTGACACAGCCAAAGCCCTGACGGGTGGCGGTATTGGTCAATCCGTCAAGCGCATCTCTATCAAGGGCGGCGTGTTTCGTCTTGTAGCTGGTGGTAAAGAGATCGCCGCGATTGACGAGCGTCATCTTGATGTGATCATTGTTAAAGCTGCGCCCAAAGTCAGCCGTATCTATTACGAAGGTGCGTATGATCCTGAGCGCATCAGCGGCCCTGACTGCTGGAGCAATGACGGTGAGAAACCAGACGCTAGCATCAAGGAACCGCAGAGCAATGCCTGCGCTAGCTGCCCACAGAACGCGGCGGGATCAGGCAACGGTAACAGCCGCGCTTGTCGCTTCCAACAGCGGTTGGCTGTGGTGCTGACAAACAATCCTGAAGGTGATGTGCTGCAACTGACGTTGCCAGCAACGAGCATATTCGGCAAGGAAGATGGCGACAAACGCCCATTACAGGCGTACGCTAGGTTCTTGGCGGCACAGACCCCACCAGTCAACCCGGAGCAGGTTGTAACGCAGATGCGTTTCGATACCAAGGCTGAGTCTCCCAAGCTGTTCTTCAAGCCTATGCGCTGGTTGACTGACGAAGAGTATGCGATTGCCACGCAACAAGGCAATACCGACGATGCCAAACGCGCTGTGACCATGACCGTGGCGCAGATGGATGGTGTCAGAGCTAAAGCTGAACCGATGGCAATCCCCGGCA